AAAAACACCTCCTAACAATCTACATTATACACCAATAGTTAACGTCAAAATACATTAGTTAACTATTGGTTTATTTTTTTGACAAAAAATATTGACAGTTAACTGGAGGTTTACTATAATAATGTCATCGGGTTGTTAACCAATGGTTTACACAATCCGAAGCTAATATTCAGGAGGTGGTTTCTAAAGTGCCGATTGAGGTTAATTTAAAACGATTAAAAAATTTGAGAAGAGAAAGTGAGTTCTCTCAAAGAGAAATTGGTGAGTATCTTGGGATATCCAAAGTCTCTTATTGTAAAAGAGAAAAAGGGATTACTCCTTTTTCTCTAGCAGAAGCAAAAATGATTTCAGATTTATTTGGGCTGCCGGTGGAAAGAATTTTTTTTGAAAAATAAGTAAACCATTAGTTTACTAACTGAAGGAGCGATGAAGATGACGGTTAATGTTTATGAGGTAAACGAACAGTTTACGGTAGTCGATGATAAAGGACTTTACCTTGGAAGTGTTATAGAAGTAGATAATGATTTGGTTGGAAGTTATTTCAAAGGAGATTTCTTTGATTTTAGTAAGAATAAAGTTCTTTGTACGTTTGTTAATGATGATTTGATAAATGTTGTATTAGCTTTAGCGCAATATCATCAATTAATAATTGGTGTAGAAGCAGTAACTGTTATTAAGTAGTAGTTGGAGGGAAGAAAGTGGTTAAGGAGAAGAGTGATTATCCGATCGTATTATCAACGCGACATGTTGTTGAAATTCTTGAATGTTCGGAGACAACGGCACGACAGTATATAAATCATGCATCAACAGTTTTAAAGGAGCAAGGGAAGGTTGCATTAATCGATGTTGTAAGAAATGCTAGAATACCGCGAGATTTATTTTTTGAGATTTATGGAATTTAGGAGGCAGAGAAATGAGTACTGAAGTAAAGTTAGGTACATCTCAATCACGAGGGTATGAAAATTACGATATGGAATTAATTAAAGTAACAACAAACGAACAAGGAAAAAAATTAGTAAGTGGCCGTGAACTGCATGAGGTTTTAGAAATCGGGCGTGACTTCACGACATGGATTAAAAAAATGATTGAATATGGTTTTATGGAAAATGAGGATTATATTTTGCTCACCAAAACGGGGGAACAAAAAGGGCGAGGTGGTCATAACAAGGTTGACTACATTCTAACTTTAGATATGGCAAAACACATTGCGATGGTTCAACGTACCGAAATCGGAATGAGAGTGCGAAACTACTTCATTGAATGCGAAAAGGTTGCTCACAATCCATATCAACACTTATCTAAAGAATTGCAGTTCATGATTCAGTTGGAACAAAATCAAAATCAACTAGATCAGCGACTTGTAAAGTTAGAAAACAACATGACGATTGATTACCAACAACAGCTAGATATTCAAAATGCAGTTGCAAGAAGTGCGATTAAAGCGCTTGGAGGCTATGACTCATATGCTTATCGAAACAAAACAGTAAATCGCAAGACATTCAACGCTATTTACAAAATGTTAAAAACGACATTCCAGGTCAATTCATATAAAAACATACCGACTAAAAGTTACGATGTAGCGAAAGAGTTGATTGCAGCGTGGCAACCTAATGAGGATTTAGCACTTATGATTCGAGGAGCGAATGTTCAGATGGTGTTAGGAGATGCAATTTAGTCATGGATAGAGCAGAACGATTATTTAATAACGATCAGTACGATAAGTACACAAAATCATGGTGGGAAAAATTCTTAGATTGGATTTTTGAATAGGGGGATTATGCATGTTAGGAACAGGAATGATGCTACTTGGTGCAGGAATAGTTTCAATAGGAGTCATTACGTTAGTATCTGAAAAATCATTTGAGGTATTAGAAAAGACTGATTTAATTTCAAAACCTATTGTAAAAAAAGCGTTAAATTCATTTTGTATTGATGTTGTAGATTTTTCGGAGGATGAGAGAATGGCAGTGTTAAGCCGATTAGATTATCAAGTGAAGTTATTTGCAGAGGATTGGGAGGAAGGGCAACGAAATTCATTTGAGGTTCCACTTCCAAAGCTAGGTATTGATGATGAAGCGATTGGAGTTAAAAGAGAGATTGAGGAGCTTCGTAACCAGTTAGTGTATTTACCATCTGTTGAGGATATCGAATTATCAGAAGATCGCTATAACTTAATCGTTACAGTTGACGAGAGTGTGTTGAAGGCTTGTTATGAAGCTCAGTTGCAAGAGTGGACGACACAAGGGCAATTGGAGCGTGTTGAGTATTATCGTAGCCGAGGTGTGATTTAATGGCAGAGATTAAGTGGATTAAGATAGCAACAGAGGTTTTTGATAACAGAAAGATCCGACAAATAGAAATTATGCCAGAAGGAGACAGTATTCTAGTTATTTGGTTTAAGTTGTTGTGCTTAGCTGGGAATGTGAATGATAAAGGAATGATTTACTTCACTAATGAGATTCCATACACGGATCAAATGTTAGCAGCTCAATTTAATAGATCATTGACGACAGTGCAAATGGCCTTAAATTTATTCCAACGATTTGGGATGATAGACATTATTGATGATATTATTCACGTTTCATCTTGGGAGAAATATCAGAATGTTGAAGGTATGGAAAAAATTCGAGAACAAACACGAAAAAGAGTAGCAGCCCATCGTGAAAAACAAAAACTTTTAGGATGTAACGTTACAAGTAACGCTACAGTAACGCATGGTAACGAAACAGATAAAGATAAAGAATTAGATATAGAAGAAGATAAAGATAAAGAATTAGATATAGAAGAAGATAAAGATAAGAAAAAGAATAAAAAAAAGAAACCTGCTAACGCAGATTTCACATCGCTGATTTCTTCTTATACATCTAATATAAATTTAGTTGAAGTTTTAAATGCTTTTGTTGAGATGAGAATTAGCATTAAAGCCAAACCAACTGAACGAGCTATGAAGATGCTTTTAAATAAGTTAGATAAAATGACTCAATCAGATGATGAAAAAATTCTAATCTTAGAAAATTCTATCATGAATAATTGGAAAGATGTTTATGAGCTTAAAAATCAGCAAAGGGGGAATTTAAATGCACAGTCTTTCAGAAATACTGGCCAAGGAATCCAAAAAGATTCAATGGGATTCGAAATGGTCTGAGGAAGAGTTAGCAGCTGTTGAGGGTATGACACCTATGCAAGAAGTTTGCTACTGGCAAAATCAAAAACAAGGCCACTTGAATACTATTGATGGTATTGAGTGTTCTAAATGCTTGAATCGTGGATTTATGAATATTGTGAACGTGTTACCTAACGGAGCAGAAGTTACAGCTTACCAGGAATGCGAATGCACTGTAGCTAGAAAAGCTTATAAAACAGCAAAAGAAAGTGGCATGGGAGATTTATTAAGCTATAGATTACGAGATTTTAAAGCCACAGAAGAGTTTCAAGTGTATATGAAAGATAAAGCTAAAAAGTACATTTTAGAAGCTGATAAAGAATGGTTTTTAGCTTTAGGGCAGAGTGGGTCAGGTAAAACAATGATTTGTGCCTCGATTTGTAATCAACGTATGACTAAATATGATTCAGAACACGATAGATTTCAAGAAGTGAAATATATGATTTGGAATGAGTTTGTCGATAAAATCAAGCGAATGAACTATGACTTGGATCGTGATGTTTACTTTAATGAGTTTTCGAAATCAGAAATCTTGTATGTTGATGACTTTCTCAAAGGGAAATATACAGAAACAGATTTGAATTATGCATTTCAGTTAATTAATTATCGTTATAACAATAATTTGCCTACGATTATCTCATCAGAAATGTTTCTTGATGAATTACGTGCAATAGATGAGGCGGTTGCTGGACGTATGAAACAAAAGGCTGGTAGTTATCTAGTTCAAATTAGGCGTGATAGTAAACGTAATTATCGTTTCAAAGATGAGGAAATGATTTAACCTGAAAGGTGGTGATACAAATGCTGTATGCACAAAAAAAGAGCACAAACTGCGCCAACAGTTCATGCTCGTAAGGATTATGTTTGCGAGACAAATCCGGTTACAGTATACAGTATGTGCAAAAAATACGCAATTTATTCGTTAAAAATATAAAAATATAGACAAATTAGGAGGAAATGAGTAATGGAACGTAAATTAGATGAATTAGGAAGATTAGTGATTCCAATGGAGTTTAGAAGAGCTTTAGGGTGGACAACAGGAACGAGAGTCAAAATGGAGTTAAAGGGTGGTTGCATTAATCTTACGAAGAATGAAAGTCGTTGTTCATTCTGTGGTAGTGTACACGAGTTAAAAGACGTTAAGGGTGTGCGGGTATGCGATCGTTGCATCATTGATATTAAATATGGTGAGTTCCAGGAGGTGTATTAATGATTCAGTACGGAACAAAGCCTAGAACACCATTTGCTACATTTAAAACAATTATGGATGCATTTAAGCAACGTGCTGACTTGCTTGCAGAGCAGACATGGTTAGAGTTTATCATCTTCCAAGTACCAGCTATGGAGTTGAGTAAAGAGGATATGATGGACCTTAGTTTAATGGTAATAAAGCGTGTAAATGCGATTGTTGAATTTAATTTTAAAAAGGATGATGAAATCATCGAAGTCACAATAAGACGAGTTATGGGGAGTAAATAATGAGTAAACCAACTTTAAGTCAAATTATTGAGTTAATTAAAAACAATTCTAAATCAATTGGAGTCGTGTGTGACGGTGCGTACGAGTATGTAGAGTGCGGTGTTGCAATCGAAAAATTTGGTGACGTTGAGGTTAAAGAGTTAGAGTGTTCGGTACACACTATCGCTAGCACAAGAGAATTGACCTATAACACGACTTCTGTTGGTTGGATTATTCATATATAGGGGAGCGTGTTAAAGTGGCTGTAATCGACGTTAAATGCGAATGCGGGCATAGTTTTAAAGCAGAGTTCGACAAAGATGATGAAATTTTATTCTGTGAAGCGTGTGGGTCATTAGTAATTAACGATCTCGCTTCTGAAATTGAAGATAAGATTGAAAGAGTTAATCAGATTAAATTTGAGATGGATAAATTAAAAAAAGAAAAAGAAAAATTGGATTTAGATATTCGTATTGGACTTGAAGGAGCGCCAGTTGGTATTGGCAAGAGATATCAAGTGAAATATTCAAGCTATGTGACGAAGAGATTTGATAGTAAGAAATTTAAGCTAGAGCATGAAGATTTATACGATAAATTCACGTATGAGAGTGCAGCGGACAGAATCACGATTAAGGAGTTGAAATAATGGGAGAGAGTAAGAGTGTTAGTAATGTGTATTCGAAGATGCAAAATATTCGTTGTCAGCTATTAGAGGAACCGTTAGAAAAGAGTGGGAATAACAAGTTTGCTAATTTTAAGTATTTTGAATTAAGTGATTTTTTACCTACTATCACTAGACTATTGAAAGAAAATGGATTATGCAGTTGTGTTACTTTCACGGATGTTGAGGCAAAATTAGTGATCATCAACGTTGATAAACCAGAAGAGAAACTTGAATTTACGTCACCTATGTCAACGGCTGCTGTGGCTAAGAATGGAAACGAAGTTCAAAATCTCGGTGCTGTTCAGACATATTTAAGACGATATCTTTATGTTGCAGCTTTTGAAATAGTGGAGAATGATGGGTTAGATGCGGCAACAGGAACTACGCAATTAATAGAGAAGTTATTGAAAGAAACAGGAACTAATCGTCAAGAGTTTTTAAGTTTTTTATTTAAGGAGTTTGGAGTTAAGAAATTGGATGATTTAACTCCTCGACAATCAGAATGGGCAATCAAAACCTTAGAGAAACGTTTAGGTGATAAAGTTGAGTAATCTGATGCAACAAGCTGTATTTAGCAATTATAAAGAGACCGATGAGGGTTCGTGGTTTATTGCCCACGTACCCGGATGGTTTGCACCGAAGCAGATTATTAAAAAGTGGATGAATGGAGCTATCAGATTTGATGATGGACGTTCCATCTCGGCAAAACAAAGAAAATTATTATATGCATTGTTCAAGGATATTTGTCTTTATACAGGGTATGAAGTTGAAGAATTGAAAGAGTTGTTGAAGATAGAGTTTATGATTGATAAAAATCGTGACTATTTCAGTTTATCGAATGTAGAGATGGAGATAGCGAAAGAGTTCATCGAGTACGTCTTGGAGTTTATGTTCTTGTGGGACGTACCAATTAACCCGAAAGTTGTTATTTTAGCAAGAGAAGTCAATAATTTCTTATATTTATGCCTGGTGCATCGTAAATGTGCGGTATGTGGTTGTAAGGCAGACATTCACCACCACGAAAATCTAGTCGGTATGGGTATGGATAGAGCAAGACATAATCATGAGGACTCGAAATATATCGCCTTATGCAGGGTTCATCATAATGAGTGTCATAACTTAGGGCACAAGACTTTTGAAAAGAAATATAAGCTCACAGCAATTAAGTTGAATGAGAGAACGATTAAAGAGTTAAGGATTTAGGAGGAAGAAAAATGAAGTCGGGGATTAAAGATGGCATTAACTTAAGGGAACGTAAGGTTAAACGCGGTTATTTACGTCAAGAAGAGATGAATCAAGTCATTATGTTAGCGTCTGTACATCAATTACTGATGGGGATTCGTTCACTGCATGGACATGGTGACAAGGAGCCTGTTTGGAGCAAGTTTGAAAAGAGTGGAATTATTACTAAAGAGCAAAGCAAAAATTTAAAAATGGCAACAACTTATCAACGTAAATTCTTAGAGAGTTTTATTGAAGATAATCTAGATCGTAAATCGAAAGAAACGGTAGCCAAACGTCTTGCGAAGTGGGAGCTCCGCGTGGCTGATGATTATCAAATCAAAAAGTTAGAGCGAATGCTATCCAAATGTGGCGAGCGCACGCTGACGATTGGCGAGTTTCATTCATTAATCGATGGAAAGTTGTATGCTGAGTGTAAAGGTTGCAATAAGAACCGTAATGAGTGTAAGTTAAGGGATTTTTATGAAGCTAACTTTGTGCACCAGTTGAGGATCTAGGGAAAGTCGAAAGTGGCGAAGTGGCTTGTAATTGCGAGTATGCATATTAAGTTGGAGGGATAGCGTGAAAAATCCATGTTTTCGTAGCAAGGATGACCAATGTGCCAAAAGGCGTGTTGGTTGTCGAAATACTTGCCTAGATTGGCGTGATTATGAAGTAGCTAAGCAACAGGAATATGCGCAACGTAGAAAAGATGCTATAGCATTACCGAATACGGTTAAGGCAGATTTTAAAACGGAGTATTTAAGATGGAAGGCGGGGCATTAATGACAATTAATGAGTATAAAAGTGAAAATGGGTTAACAAATAGTCAATTAGCTGATTTATTAGATGTTTCTGAAAGTAGCATTGAAAAATATTTAATGGGAGATGCAACAAGTGCAGCTATTGCTAAGAGAATGTCTAAGTTAGGGATAGAACATCCATACCGACGTGGTCATGTCAAAGGCGGAGAAGATGTGCCAGTTAAGAAACATACACGTAAAAAGGTTAAAAGTGATTTCGATAGCAAAATCCTTAAAGAATATCAAGTAGTTATCATTAAAGAGTTTGGAAATACTATCGTGTCGAAGAAACATAAAGCAGAGGATATTATTAATGAGTTTGCTAAATTTGGATTGAAAGTTGAACTCGAAGACTTTCGTGAAAAAACTTATCCAGGATGGGATACACACTATGTCGCAACTTGCATAGGAGAGTTGAAGTGCTAAGAGATATTGTAATTGGTGCTATTGGGGTTTTATTGCTTTTAATGTATATCGGTTGTCTATTATTTATCAACTATTGGTGGATGCAATTAATGTTTTGAAATAAGGAGGATTACGCAGTGGATGGAAAAGGCAGTAACATTTGTAAAAAGGCTGTAAAAGTTTTTGGCGCAGATACGCAGGAAATGATGTTCGTCGAGGAGTGCGGTGAGTTATTCCAAGCATTGTCTAAAAAACGTCGTGGATTTAAAGAAGCAAATATTGCAGAAGAGATTGCAGATGTGGAAATCATGTTAGAGCAATTGAAACATATCCATAAGTGTCATGGCGAGGTAGATCACTGGAAAGAGAAGAAACTTATGAGGCTATGTGGGCGCATTGAAGAAAGGAGAGGTAACCGTGACGCTAGTTGAGTATTTAGAGGTTAATAAGATGACACAGGTTGAACTGGCTAAATTAACGGGAGTGCCAGTAGAGTCAATTAATAGGTATATCAATCACGGAGGTGGTTTCAGCCCTAAGTACACACATGCGTTAAGAACGGTTGGGATTGATATTAAGAACAAAAGAGAAAGGGAGATTAATGGGTTTGACCAGTTTAAGTTTTCAGTACAGTACACGCTTAATGCGACAAAGAAAGCTGATGTGATTTATTGTTGGACTAATGAGCAAGTCGATTATGCTACTAAGTGTCTGAATCGTAGGAAGATAGCTTATTACAGTTATTATAAGGATTGTTACTGGGCGATTCACTATGACAAGAGTTTAGATATCGAAGAACAGGTATGCTAAAAAACTAATTTTAAGAGGGTGAAATGATGCAAGATTATGTTGTTATAGATAGAACAGTTAATGGTGGAGTTCAAATGGTTTATAAATTTGAGAATGGATATGGAGCGTCCGTTGTGAGATTTCCATTCTCTTATGGTGGATATCTTGGTTTATGGGAGATGGCGTTATTAAAATTTAAAAATTCAGAAGATGGTGAATTGCTATGGGAGATTGTTTATCGTGAAGATTTCGCAGGCGGTGATGTTGCTGGGCATTTGAGTGATAAAGATGTTACAGAGTTGTTGATGTGGATTAAATCGTTATAAGTCGATTAAAAATATAGTTTTTACTTTGGGAGGAGTATAGATGAGTATTTATGATGTTGTTGAATGTCCTTATTGCGGTCACGAACATGATATGGATACATACGAGTTCGATGGAGGTAATGAATTAGACATTGAGTGTGAGTCTTGCGAAAATGAGTTTGAGGTAATTCGTGAATGGATGCCAAGTTATAGCTCATATCCAATCGAATATGCAAACTGTGAGTGTTGTAACAAAGAAGTGAGAGATAGTGAGACGTACATTTTTGAATCGAAAGGTCTTTGTCGAACGTGTCACGCTAAATGCTATATGGAATGGTTAAACCAAAGTAATTAAAATTGATGTTTTATGAGGTGGATGTATGGAGTTTTGTTTGCATAAATGGTTTTTTGATTATGATATAGTCATTGGTTGGAGAACATTGGTGTTTCATAAATGTGCTAAGTGTGGAAAGGTAAAGATGAAATTTATCGTGCCATATTGGTTGATAAAGAACTGTGGGCGATTGATAAAATGAGCAACTATTATTTTGGTAAAAACTATATATTAGATAAGTTTTACAATGGCGATTGGGAATTGATTAATTTATAAAATTAAATTTCTATGTACGTTAAGGAGGAAATAAAATGAAAAGAGAATTAGATGGAAAACAGTTTACGTGTGTTGAATTATCTTTTATTAGATTTTGTATGGATAGAATTATATGGTCTATGATGCCAAATGAAATATATCATGATGGAGAAATAGTTCATGTAAGAGAAAGAGCAAAACATATTTTAAAAGTAACAAATGAATTATTAGAAGAAATTGATAAACAATTTAAAGAATAAAATTAAATTCTTATGTACGTTAAGGAGTGAGTGTATGAAGTTTGTTACAACTGGACAAGTAAAAATAGGTGATATTATAGATAGGGAAACTAAAGAAGTAAAAACTCCACATCGCATAGGAAGAATTTGCACTGTTACATATGAGATTGGAAACCTTGCACTAATTAAATATCCAAATGGTAGTTGGTGGACTACTAGCACCGTTGTTGACTTTGAGGAGAATGACTATGGTTTTTGGATAACAACTTTAAATACGTTATACAGATTTGATTATAAATAAAATCAGAATTTTTAGGGGTGAGAGTGTGGAAGATACAAAAGCAGCAATTATCAAGTTAAAAATGTATAAGCAAAAGCAAGAAGTTATCGAAATGAAAGAGTCTCAATTAGTGTTACTGGAAAGTGCGAGAATTAAAACTAGCAAATTATCTGATGAGTCAGGTGGGACACGAAAAGATATTTATGACCAACTCGAAGATATGCTAGTGAAAAAAGAAGAGCTAAGGCTTGAGATCATTAAGCTACGATTAGAGCAAGCTGCGGTCGATACAGCGTTAAAGCTTATGGATGGGAAAGGTAAGTTGATGGAAGAAGCTAAAGAGATTATCAAGCTAAGACATATGGAAGATAAAAGCCTTATGGAGATTGAGATAGATTTAGATATGAGTGAGTCTACTGTCAAAAGAAGATTGAAAAAAGGTGAGAAAGAGTTCACTAGATTACTTAAATTAGCATAGTGACCTAAAAGTGAACCAAAAGTGACCTGTTTATGAACCAAAAAACGATAAAAAAAGTGATATTATGATATTATAAGTTCTCGCGACGGGAACTCATAATAATTCCTTTCAGATTCTTATTACTCACACAGGCGATAGCCGCAATACTGAATCATATCACGAGTTAAGAGGGAGCAATCCCTCACCTATGTTCCTTTAGCTTAATTGGTAAAGCTGTCAGCTCATAACTGATAAGATGTAGGTTCGAATCCTACAAGGAGCACCAATGTCGTTATAAAGGCTGTAATAACAAGTTGGACATCTAATCAAACCTTTTTATTGAGCCTCTTATGAGGCACTTGTCGTGATAGCTTATATAGGTTAAAGCGTAGGTAATCCAAAACCTAAGAAGTTGGTTCAATTCCAACAAGCGGCTCCAATAATATGGGGAGAATTCCCCACCATGTTACGAATACGAACGATAGCAGAGATTGTTGCTTCAACAGTTTAATTGTGAGATTTTATTATTAATGAACCTCCTTTCGTTAATAAAACTTTTGTTAAGTATTTTTCAACACTGTGGTTATCCTTTTTGATAGCCACTAAAATGTCTGTGTAGCTTATGTTAGTAAAGCTTTAATACGGTGAAGTTGGTGCAAATCCAACCGCAGGCGCCCCCCTAACTTAACCTAAAGTCTCTTCAAGTCTTTAGGTGATTCTCTCTTTTCATCCCAATATTTATAAAATATCCCCTGTTTTATAAGTTATAGGCACACGGAAACGTGTGTTTTTTTATTTACTATGATGAAAGAGGTGGACTAATGAATAACGATTTAGTAAGAGTTTGTGAGTTAATTGCAAACGGAGAAGAAAATAAAGTTTATAAACTTCAACTTTGGCGCAGGAAAAGAGCGGCTATATTAAAGCGTGATAATTACGAGTGCCAACAGTGTAAGAGAAAAGCATGGCGTAGAAAGATTGTGAAGGCTACACATGTGCATCACATTAAAGAGTTGAAGTATTATCCAGAGCTTGCGTTAGATGATGATAATCTAATCAGTCTTTGCTTTGAATGTCATGAGGAGCAACATGATCGTAATGAGAACAACAGAAAGCAACCTAAATTCGTTAATGAGGAAAGATGGTAGTCTATAGATAGCCCCCCATCTAAAAAAATCGCAATTTTTCGGATTCTCTGAGGTCGGGGCTATGAGGTGACAAGAAATATTTGTTTCGCACATGAAAGATTTTTTTAAAAAGGTTGCAGTAGGAGGTGTTATTTTTGGAAAAAGGAAAAATTAGAAAATCGGCTCAACGCATGTTTGAAAAAGGTAAGTCATATTCGGAGATTTCTAAAAAATTTAACATCTCTGAAAGCACCTTAAAATCATGGAAAAGGCGAGATGGTTGGCAACGTGCAACCCCCACTGAAAAAAAGAGCGCAACCCCTTGTAAAAATAAAAAGGTTGCACATGAGGAGTTGCAACCGAAAGAAAATGATATAGAATGCAATCGTATTAAGAATAATTTGCTATCTCAGCTTAAAAATAAAGGCGCTCATGAAGATGCCTATATCGATTTAGTCAATGATTATATGTCAATGTGGCGAATCAAAAACCAGTTAATCGCCGACATAAATTCGAGAGGTGTCCAGGTCAAGACATTCAATAGTCACGGTCAAGAAATTTATAAGAAGAATGACAGTATTGTTGAGTTGCCTAAGTATAATTCGCAAATGTTGAAATTATTGAATGACTTAGGGTTGAGTGCTCATGAAATTGATAGCGGTGATGATGATGACATCTAATAAGTACACTTACAATCCTTATATCGACAAATACATTGATATGGTAGAACGTGAAGAAGTTAAGACGAATGAAGATATTAAGTTATTAATCGAATTAGTCAAAAAGAAACTAAGTCCTCCTAATAACATCGTTATCAAACATGAGATGATTGAGGTAGGAATAAAAAAAATTAATGAGTATTTTCCGTTCAAACTATTGCCGTGGCAAGAATTCACGTTTGCTTTATTGCATGCATATTATGAAGATGATACGTTAGTGTGGGATACATTCTTATTAATGATGGGGCGTGGAGCAGGAAAGAATGGTTTTATTGCAGCTTTATCATTTTACTTCACAACTACTTTTCATGGAATCAAACAATACAATGTTGATATTGTTGCGAATAGTGAGAACCAAGCCAAAACATCATTTGATGATGTGTATAATGTTATTGAAGATCATCCTAAGTTGCAAAAGGCGTTCTATCGGACAAAAGTTGAGATTAGATTTAAAAAAACTGATTCATATATACGCTATAACACAAGTAATGCTCGAACCAAAGATGGTTTACGTTCGGCATGTGTTATCTTTGATGAAATACATGAATTTGAAGACTATAAAAATATTAAGGTATTCCGTTCTGGTTTGGGGAAAAAGAAAAATCCTCGAACCTTTTTTATTACCACTAACGGAAACGTGCGTGGTGGCGTATTAGATGATTATTTGGAGCGTTCTCGTGATATTTTGCGTGGTGAAAATAAAACATCTAAAATGCTTCCTATCATTTTTAGATTAGATTCAGAAGATGAAGTTCATGATTTTTCAAATTGGGAGAAAGCTAACCCATCACTTCCGTATTTCAAAGATTTACGAATAACGATGGAGCAAGAATATTATGAAATGCAAGACCAACCACAAATGGCTATTGAATTTATGACTAAACGTATGAACTTGCCTGCACAAGAGTCTTATAGTGTTGTAGCTGAGTGGGAAAAAATCAAAGCGACAGACCGAGAAATTCCGGATTTAAAAGGCCAAAAGTGCATTGGAGCGATTGACTATGCTTCTGTTCGTGACTTTTGCTCAGTCGGATTGCTATTCAAGCATGGTGATGAACGAGTGTGGATTCAACATACATTCATTTGTCATTTAGCCTTAAAATTAGAACATAGAGAATTTAAATTCGATATTGAATTAGCAAGACAAAAAGGACTGTGTACAATTATTTACGAAGATTCAATCAATGAGAAGTGCGTTGCCAATTGGTTTTTAGAACAGGCTAAGAAATACAAAATTTTAAACATTGTCTGTGACAGTTATCGTAAAGCAATCTTAACGGCTGCCTTTAGTGAAGCTGGATTGCCTTTAAATGAAGTTCGTAACGGTAGTATCACGCATAATAAGGTTTATCCATTAGTTGAAAAGCTATTTGCTGATGAAAAATTAATTTTTGGTGACGACATGATGATGCGCTGGTATACGAATAACGTGTATGTTGATACTGATCCAAAAGGAAATAAAACATATAAAAAAATAGAGCCGGTGTTGAGAAAAACAGACGGCTTTTTTGCTTTCATCCATGCAATAAGTAAAGATGAAGAAATACCAGTCCCTAAAAAATTAACGTTCTTTAAATGCAAGACTTATTAGAGAGGGGGTGAAAGAATGGCGGTAGTTATTGATTGGATTAAATCTGCACTTTCAAGTGATAAAGAAAGTTCATTTAATAAAACAATGGAAGGAAGTTGTTATACGGATACACTTCCAGCGCAGATTTATTATAAAGAGTTAGCTATTCAATCCTGTGTATCGATTATAGCAAACGCCCTAGTCATGAGTGAATTTCAAACATTTGAAAAAGGGATTGAGCAACGCAAAGATATTCATTATTTACTCAACGTAGCACCAAATAAAAATCAAAATGCGGTTGAGTTTTGGCACGAGGTCATTACAAAACTTATCTATGATAATGAGTGTCTAATCGTCATGTTAGATGATGAGTTGTTCGTTGCTGAAGACTTCCATCAAGATGAATATGTCTACTATCAAGATATTTATTCTAATGTTAGCGTTAGAGGTCTTTCTATCAATCGAAAATTCCAAGAGGAAGAAGTTTTATATTTAAAATTAAATGATAAGAATGTAAAAAAAGTCATTGATGGATTATACAGCGATTACAGTCAGTTGCTTGTTGCGGCTATTAAGGGATATAAGAAAGCAAATGGCTTCAAAGGAATTCTTAAAATTGATGGTCAAATGCCAACAGATGATGAGAGTGTAGCACAACTAGAGGAAATGTTAAACGTTCAGTTCAAGCAATATATCGAAAACGATAATGCCATCATGCCGTTGTCTGATGGTATGGAACTGAAAGAATCTGATTCAAATAAAGGTGTATTGAAAGATACTCGAGACATTAAAAAATTAATTGATGACATTATTGAGATTGTTTGTATGGCAATAAATGTTCCGGTTGGTTTAGTTAAAGGCGATGTCGCAGGAGTAGCGGATCAAACAGATAACTTTTTGATGTTACGAATTAATCCACTCGCAAAAATTATCACAACAGAATTGAATCGAAAAATGTATACAAAAAGTCAGTATTTATCTAAAACATACGTTAAAATGGATACTCAAAAAATCCGATTAGTTGATTTAGGTAAAATTGCAACAGCAGCTGATTTATTATTCCGAATTGGAGTCCATAACATGGATGATAATCGTGAATTAGTCGGTAAAGAACGATTGAACACGGAAGAATCAACACAATACTATGTCACTAAGAACTATAATTCTGTAGTTAGTCAAAATGAAACCTTGAAAGGAGGTGATGAAGATGGAAAACATGGAACAAAGAACAATGAACCTCGAGATTCGTAGCGCAGACATTGAAAGCCGAAAATTAGTTGGATATGCTGCGACTTTTAAAGAGGAGTATACGAAGTTGACAGACCGTTGGGGTGAAGTTTTCTATGAGCGTGTCCGTCCAGGAGCTTTCAAGAAATCATTATCTGAACGTGATGTTTTCATGCTTATTAACCATGATTGGAATAAAGTTGTTGGGCGTACAGGTTCAAACTTAGTCTTAGAGGAAGATGAGAACGGATTACGCTTTGAATTAGATATTCCTAATACTACCGATGGGAATGACTTGTTAGAGAATGTCCGTAATGGCTTAATTCAAGGGTGTTCATTTGGTTTTAATATCAAAAATCAAACTACACGCTGGGATGATAATTGGACATTTTATCGTGATATTGATGAAGTAGAACTATTTGAGGTAACTGCAACCCCTATTCCAGCCTATGCGGATACAGAAATTAGCGCACGATCTCAATTATCAATTCGAGATATCAAGCCTGTTATCGAACTTAAAGAGGAGCAGGTAGAAAAAGAAAATAATCACGAAAGAAGTGCTATGTTAATGAGCGCTTTTTTTAATGCTTTTATCAAAAAATAACGGAGGCAAATAATTATGAAAAATTTAGATTTAAAACAAACAGAAGTTCAAGAACAATTACGTTCTGCTTTAGAAGGACAAGATGAAAAGGAAATTGCTGCGGCATTCGGTGAGATGGCGCGTTCTATCGAAAAAGAGATTTTACGTGAGGCACGTTCTGAGATGCAAAAAGAATTAAGTGACCGAGCAACATTAGAAGCGCGTGGACAAGCTCAATTAACTTCAGAAGAACGTTCATACTATGATGCGGTTGTTGAGAAGCGTGGCTTCGAAGACTTAGACGTTGTGATGCCTAAAACAATCTTTGACCGAGTATTCGAAGATTTACAATTAAATCATCCATTATTATCTGAAATCGACTTCATTAACACAACTGGATCAATCGAATGGATTATGCGTACTGCTGAAGCAACAAGCGCAGTATGGGGGCCTTTAACAGGCAAAATCACAGAAGAATTATCAAATGGGTTCAAAAAAGAAAGTGCGACACTTTATAAATTATCTGCGTTTATTCCAGTATCAAAATCAATGTTGGATTTAGGGCCAGTATGGTTAGATAAATTCGTTCGTGCGATGTTATCTGAATCAGTTGCTATCGCATTAGAACAAGGAATTGTAGCTGGTACAGGTAAAGACCAACCAATCGGAATGATTAAAGATTTAGCAGGTTCTGTAAATCTAGGTGTCTATTCAGAAAAAAATGCTACACCATTAACAGATTTATTACCTGCAACATTAGGTAAGAATGTGATCGCTCCATTAACTAAAGAAGGTAAACGTAATGTTACACAGGTGTTATTAATCGTGAACCCATTAGATTATTGGGAAAAATTATTCGGTGCTACAACTGTCTTAAACGCTAACGGAACGTATGCTCATGGTGTGTTACCTATTCCAGGTAAGATTGTTACTTCAGTGGCGGTGCCAAAAGGTAAAATGGTAGCTGGTGTCGCTCGTAACTACTTCATGGCTATCGGTTCAGGACAAAAAATCGAATACTCTGATCACTATAAATTCTTAGAGGATGAACGCACTTATTTAACAAAACAATATGCGAATGGTAAGCCAAAAGATAACGACTCATTCTTATTATTCGATATCTCAAGCTTAAATCCTCATTTAAATATCTTTAATCAGCCTTCAACCGTTGCAACAGGTGAAGTTGCAGTAGCTTCAACACGCGCTAAAAAGTAGGCGATTAGATGTTATTTGAATTAAAAAATTATATTGGAATTGAGAATGACGACAGGAATATCACCCTGTTGTTACATCTCAATGCAAGTGAACGTTACTTCAGAAGAATTTGTGGTGATGACTTCGATTTCGATACGGATGAAGATGTCAAAGAGTTATTATTTGAGCGTTGTCGGTATGCTGATGCAAATGCATTAGAGTTGTTCGAAACGAATTTCAGAAGTGATTTAATCGCTTTGAGAATGAGAATGGCGGTGGAGAAACGTGCTAGATCAAAAGATACTGAAAAAGCGCCTGCAACGTAAATTTGACCAACGAATTACAATCAAAAAAAGAAAGGTTGAAATTAAAGCTGGTCGTGAAGTCGTCACATGGGAGAATTACTATTCATGTTTAAGTAATCCAATCGAACTTTATGGTGCTGAACTTTATAATGCAATTAATATTAAATTCAATAGTACCGCTGTGTTTGAAGTAAGATATTGCAAACTAATTGAGGCCATGCGTTTTAAAGAAAAAGAATTTTCTCTAGAATTTAATGGCATGATATTTAATATCTATCAAATTGATTATCTGAAAAATGATAAATTCGTAGCAACGATTAAAGCAAAGCGGGTGGATTAATGTCGATTACAATGGAATTTGGTGGGCTTGACGATTTAATTCGTGAGTGCTCAGAACAAGCGACTCAAAAAGAGTTAGATAAAGTTAATCGAAAAGTATTAAAGGCGTGTGCAAATAGTTCAAAGCAAAAGTTATCTAAACGTCTTCCACGTAGTAAAAACGTCAATCAATCAGGGCGCAAAGGTTCTAGAACTTTCAAACATTCAGCTGATGAAGTTCCGATGTCAGGAATGAGGAAAAAAGGTGAACGACGATACATTGTTGTTGGTTGGGATAAGGGCGATAATAGCCCTTATTTTTATACTAAATTTAATGAATGGGGTACGTCGAAACGTCCACCTGTTCCAATCTTCCATACAATTTCGAAAGAAATTAATGCGGAATTAAAGTCAACTGGAATGGAAGAGTATGAAAATTTATTGAAGAGGGTGATCCAATGATTGAAGATATTGATATTGAAGATTTAGTCTATCAAACCCTATCTTCGATTGAATGTCCGGTTAGATATGGCTGGTATGACGAGAATATGCAGTCAACACATGTGACGTACTTCGTCATTCAAGAGTCCCCTGAAATGGATTCAGATGATGAAATGGAATCACTTGCTTATAACATTCAAGTGGATATATGGTCCACAACAGATGATGATAAAAAAATTAAAAAACAAATTATTAAATCAATGAGAGCGCAAGGTTTTGGATTTGATGATAGTGCTGATTTATTTGAGACAGAAACTAAAATCTATCATAAAGCTATGCGTTTTAATTACTATATGGAGGTATAAAAATGGGTCGATTAGTCGGGTTACGTGATGTAACAATTGCTAAAGTTATTGAGAATACCGATACAACATATCAAGCAGATGAACCAGTTAAGTTATTTAAAGCAGTTAGCGGAAAAGTTACTGTTAAAAGGTCGTCAGAAAAGATTACTTCTGATGATGAGATTGAAGAAATTTTAAGCGATTTAGATTCAATTGATGTTGAATTTGTTGGAAATAAACTGACAATGCAACGCATTGCCGATATTTATGGGTGTCGATTAGTAAAAGGCATGTTAATTGATAATCAAGATGATCGTCCAGTAGAGATTGCTTTAGGATTTCGTGCAAAAGAAACGAATGGGAAATATCAGTTCCATTGGTTGTATTGCGGTAAGTTCGATGGAGATGATGAGCAAGATTATGAATCAAAAGGTGAGAAGCCGAATCCTAAAACAAAAACAGTTAAAGGAACGTTCTATGCACGTAAAAAGGACGGAAACTTCCGTGTTCGCGTTCATGAAAGTGAATTGTTAGGAAGTGAAAATGAAGCTAAACAAGCCATCGATTCATGGTTTAGCCAAGTTCAAGAACCATTAGAAGATTAGGAGGTAACGTCATGGAATTAATCTTAAATAATACAACTTATCAAAGCAAGCGCATTGTGGGAAGTGTGTATGATAGCTATTGTGAAAAAATGGACTACATCACAAAAACACAAGAAGAAGAAAAGCGCGGTTGGAATAAGGACGATATGGCAATCATGCGTGAATTCTTAGTTGAATATTACAATAATCAATTTACAGCTACGGATTTATATGAGCAGTTAAGTATTGATGAATTAATTGTTCAATTCATGGGAGTTCAAGTTGAAATCGAAAAGAATATTAACTCACGTTTAGAGGTATTAGCAAAAAAATAGAAACGCAAGGGTCAACTGTTGATCCTTGCGAAAAATCTTTATTGGATGATTTTGATAATGATGAAGGATATGAGATTGCTGAAGAAAAAACATCTTACTGGCAAGAGCAAAAACAAATCCTTCATTTTTTATATCGTCATGCAATTAATCACTCTAGGTGTAGTTTCGTCGATTGTTGTAACTTAGATTTAGCACAATTTATTGATTATGTCATTTTCGATTTAGATGGGCGTGAGGAAAATGTAAGTATCCCAATCGAAGCTGAGGAGGTGAAATAATGGCAGGAGCTAACCTTAGCGTCGGAATTAATAACACTCAATTCAACGCTGGTATTAAAGAAATTAATTCCGGTTTAAGAACGATAAAAAGTGAATTCAATCTCGCTACGGCACAAGCTAAAATATTCGGGACTCAAACGGATCAATTAAAGGCTAAAGCGCAAGAATTAACTAGAAGGATAGAGCTGCAATCTAACCAATTGCAACTTTTAAAGCAACGCACACAAGGTGTAAGTACAGAAATCGTTGACCAAAAGAAAAAACAATCTGAATTATCGATAAAGATTGATGAAACAACGAAAAAATACAAAGAATCTTGTGAGCAAACAGGTAAGAATAGTGAACAATCTAAAGCTTTAAAGGATGACCTTGCTAAGTTAAAAGATGAGTATGCACGCAATGAGGAGGCAATCAAATCTAAATCGAGTCAGTTACAAAATCTTCGTAATCGTATGATGGATACTGAAGCAGGAATTTTAGATAATACACAGGCGCTTAAAGATATCAATAAAGAGATTGCAGGAGCCAAGTTTGACAATTTAGCAAATTCACTTGATAACGTGGGCACGAAATTAGAATCGGTAGGAAAGAAATTATCTGTTCTAAGTGGGGGAATACTTGCTGGTGGTGTAGCTTCATACAAAATGGCAGCTGATTTTGAAGAATCAATGGCAAAAGTCATGACGATTGCTGATGAAACAGAAGTAGGCTATGATGATCTCAAAAAATCGATTATTGATTTATCGGATGAAACTGGAATTGCTGCAGGCGAGATTGCTGAGAACGTCTATAATGCCATCTCGGCCGGACAATCAACAGGTGATGCAGTAGCCTTTGTTGCTGAATCAAGTAAGTTAGCAAAGGCAGGGTTTGGTGAAGCAGGCGCCGCACTTGATGTTTTGACAACAACACTCAACGCTTATGGATTAGAAGCAGAAGATGCCGCAAGAGTATCTGATGTCTTGGTGAATGTCCAAAATGAAGGTAAGACGACCGTTGGTGAGTTATCTGCAAATATCGGTAAAATCATTCCGACTGCGAACAGTGCGAATTTAAGCATTGAACAATTAGGTGCTGGATACGCCTTAATGACTAAAAACGGGATTGCTACAGCTGAAACAACAACATATATGAATAGCATGTTAGGCGAGTTGACAAAGAGTGGAACAATTACATCAAATGCATTAAAAGAACATACTGGCAAAACGTTTGCTGAATTGATGGGAGAGGGGAAAACACTCGGAGATGTATTGAACACATTAAGTGGTATTGCGTCGAAGAATGGAAAATCACTCAGTGACATGTTCGGTAGCGCTGAGGCTGGACGCGCAGCAATGACATTGGTTAGAGGTGAAGGCGCAGAATTCAATACTCTTTTAGAGTCTATGAATAACTCATTAGGATCAACAGATTCAGCATTTCAAACAGTAAGTAATACGCAAAATCAACAATTCAGAGAAGCAGTGAATGCTTCTAAAAATGCAGCAATGGATTTTGGAAATGAGTTGATGGTAGGAGCTACTCCAATTATTCAAGAACTTACGTCCGGAATTAAAGAGGCATCTACATGGTTTAGAAATTTAGATTCAGACCAAAAGCAAAACGTGATTCAAATTGGATTATTAGTCGCTGCAATCGGTCCAGGACTTATTGTTATTGGTAACTTAACGAAAGGAGTTGCTAATACAGTACGAGGATTTAAAGATCTTTATTTAGGCGTAGGTGATACGATTACGAAGATAAAAGAACTTTCACCACAAGTTATTGATGGAGTAAAGAATTTAGGTTCATTTGCTAAAACGGTTGGGACTTCAACCTTAAATTTAGGCAAACAGGCAGTTCAATTTGGAATAAATACGGCTCAGATGGTAGCAAGTAAAGCAGCAACATTAGCAACGACTGTTGCAACTAACGGAATGGCAGTTGCACAAGGTGCGTTAAACCTTGTTATGTCAGCTAATCCAATTGCACTTGTTGTGGTGGCTCTAGGTGGATTGACTGCTGCATTCGTCACGTTATGGAATAAATGTGATTGGTTTAGAGAGAAAGTTTCAGGCTTATGGGATTCAACCAAAACAATATTTAATAATGGAATTGAATCTTTGAAAAAGTTCATGAATTTTGAGTGGAGCTTACCAAAAATCAAGATGCCACACTTCTCTATTAGTGGGAAATTCTCATTAAATCCTCCATCTATCCCTAAATTCGGTGTTGAATGGTACCATACTGGGGCCATCTTTAAAAACCGCACCATTCTACCAGGGGGAATCGGTGTAGGTGATAAATTTAAAGGCACAGGAGTAAATGCAGAGGCGATTGTTCCGTTGGATGAGCTTTATCGTAATGTCGAATCAATAATAAAAGGTGTTATTGAGTCTAAAAAAGAACAACCACAGATGCCTATTCAGCTTATTATTGAAAACTTCAATAATAATACTGACAAAGATATAGAAGCTTTAGCTGAAGAGTTTGCATTTTATCTAAAGAAACGAATGATATTTTGATAGGAGGTGTGAAAATGGCAATCACTTTTTCATTTAATAATTCATACCGTAATTATTTACGTGTAAAGAATAGCAACCATACCGCTATAGCTAAGAAGAGGATTGAATTTATTGAGGTTCCAGGACGGACTGGAGATTTAATCATCGATGATGGAAGTAGAGAGAATTTAACATTGAATATAGATTGTTATGTAGATGCTAGAGACGGAACTTCCTTTAGAAAAATTGCTGATGATTTAGATGGATGGCTGAATGAGCCTAAAGGATATAGTGATTTAATATTTTCTGATGGAACAGAATTAAAAGCTGTATTTGTAGGTCAGATTTCATTCGAATCTCTATTGCGTAATTTCAAAGAAATCCGATTAGTTTTTTCTGCATATAGGAGTGATGAATCATGATTCCAATGTTATACGACAAGATTGGAAATGATAAAATAGGTGAGTTACCCGAAAGTATCAAATGTTTTGTTAAAGAAGAACGTAATGGAATGTTTGAATTAACACTAACTTATCCGACGAATGGTAAATTCTTAGATTCATTGCAGAAAGAAGCAATTATTGTTGCAGATGCTAATGACTACCTTAAGGCTCAAAAATTTAGAATTTATAATATTCGAAAATTAATGTCAAACCGATTGGAGATATGCGCTAGGCATATCTCTTTTGATTTAGCTCATGACTGGATAGATCGTATCAGTATTGAGAATCAATCGTGTGAGTATGCATTGAATACAATTTTCAGGAATTCTCAATTTTGTCAGCATTACAAGGGATACTCCGATATCGTTAACGCTCAGAACTTTAAAGTAAATAAAGTGACGTGCTTAAAAGCTGTTGCTGGCACAAGTGGATCTATTATCGATACTTACGGTACTGGTGCCGAAATTTTAAGAGATAATACGAATCTTCACGTCCTCAACCGTCGAGGGCATGATAACGATGTTGTTATCGAATATCGCAAGAATTTAACTGGCTTAGAAGTTGAAGAAGATACGACAGACTTAGTGACACGAATTATGCCTTATGCAATCTACACTGATGAAGATAGTCAAGAAGTAGAAGTAAGAGGTGACTTCGTTGATAGTCCGTTAATCAACAATTACGCTCATCCTTATGTTAAATACATCGATTACTCAGATAAGTTTGAAAATGATGAAGTTCCAACCAAAACGAAACTTAATGATCTAGCAACAAAGGAATATACGGTTAATAAAGTTGATATTCCTAAGTGCAATTACAAAATTGAATTTATTCCATTATCTAAATGTGCGGGATATGAAGGGTTAGATGATCGTATCAATTTATGTGATGTAGTAACCGTTAAAGATACCCGTTATAACATTGATACACAAGCTAAAGTAATCAAAGTTACTTATAACGTACTAAGAGATAGATATGAAAGTATGGAATTAGGTGAACCTAAGACAACGTTAGGTGATGTTATTGGTGGCACAGGAAATGGCCCAATGCAAGGACCACCGGGACCGCCCGGACCTCAAGGTCCAGCAGGTGCTGATGGAAGTATCGGTGATTTCCCTGAATCACTTCCGTCTGTGCCACAAATCACCGCTAAAGTTTATGGATTTGCTAATATCGAAATCTCCTGGACATTTGAGAATAAAGTTTATTACTCGTATGAGCTTTATGCATCAAAAACAAAAGGTTTTGTGCCTAACACCTTCAACTTGATATTCAGCGGACAAGCCAGTACATACTTATATCAAGCGGAACCAAATGAAACATGGTATTTCAGAGCGTGCGCTATCAATACACATGGACAGCGAACTGAATTTAGCGCAGAAGTTAAAGTAAATACTGTTAAAATATCAGATTTAAGCAACTATGTTGAATCGGCGGCGATTGGTGATGCTTTAATCGGTGAACTAAATCTTGGTCGCGGTTGGTATGGTGAGTTAAGAGGGAATTACATTGATGCTAAGCAGATGAGCGTGACAGATGGTAATGGAAAACGTACGCTAGACATCGACTCGTTTGGTAATGTTAATCTTGATGTAACATCATTAAGAATCAATAGCGAGAGCGTGGCCACATCGACTCAGACTAGTCAATCCATCAAAGATGAAGTGGATAAATTAAAAAATGAGGTCAATCAGCAAATCACCGAGGTAGAAGATCAAATTTCTGATTTAGGTGATATTTTAAGCGATGCCTTTAGAGATGGAATCATCGACGAAGCAGAAGCTAAAGCCATTCAGGAACATTTAAAAAGATTAGATACCGAAAAAGCCGATGTGGATGCTCAGTATAATGAGTTATACACTAATGAATACTTGAAGTAGGAGGTGATAGAATGAGTGATAAAACAATTAGAGCTGGTGTTATAACGCCTAGTGAAGCCACAATGAAAGTCGGAGAGAAGAAAACTTTCACCGTCGCAGGCGATACAATTCGCACCACATATGCTACAAACGGAAAAATATCTATTGATGCTATGGCTCAAACAAGTACATCCGTTACAGTTACAGCGATGGTTGAAGGAGAGGACACTCTAAATATAATCTTCGTTAATAGTGGTACGGCAAGTGTTCCGATTCGCATAGTTTCTGGTTCTTCAAGCGGCGGTGGGGGTGGAAGTGCTACAGTGCCGGTTACAGGCATCGTGGTAGATGCGTGGAGTGTTGACTTAAAAGTTGGGCAAACACGTCAGTTGGTGGCTTCTGTTGTGCCACCCAATGCGACCAATCAGACAATTAATTGGTGGTCTCAAAATCAAAGCGTTGCTACCGTAAGTCAGGGTGGATTAATCACCGCGAAAAGTGAAGGGTACTCTTTAGTTACTGCAACCACAGATGATGGAGGGCATTCATATAACGTTCATGTCAATGTCAGTGCATCATCGAGTGGCGGTGGGGGATCTACAACCGTGCCAGTTACAGGAGTTTCTTTAAATAAAAGTTCTACTTCATTAACGGTTGGCAAAACAGAGATTTTAACGGCCACTGTAACGCCAACAAACGCAACAAACAAGGCCGTGACATGGAGTTCTAACAACACAACAGTTGCTGCTGTTGACAATGGAATAATCAGAGCGAACGCCAAGGGATCGGCAACCATCACAGTAAGAACTTCGGATGGAAACAAAACCGCAACTTGCGCAGTCACTGTAACGGACGCGACAACTCCAACACCGACACCACCAACGAATAACGCTCCAACTATCAGCTTTGTATTAGTTTCAAACGAAACGTCAAGCGGCGGCTATACTTTGAGTTATACGGCTACTGACCCCAACGGGGATACACTTACACATAAATTGAAGTTAGATGCCGGCGGTTATAGCACTATTAGCCCTACAAAATCCGGAACTTCTTACACCTTTAATGGCAGCGGTTTAAGTGTAGGAACTCACACGGGGCAAATTCAAGTTAGTGATGGCAGATTAACGGCTACATCAGAAGTCTTTAACATCACTATCCGCGCCCAAGCAACGGGTGTCAAAGCTCAACTTAAAGAAGCAAAGGATATTTATAACGAAAAGCATACGGCGCTAAAAACAACGATTAATAGCGTCATTGCAGACGGGAAATTCAATGAAGCCAATGAGAAAAGCCAATTAGATCAAGCATTTAGCGCCTACAACTCAGCTTTGGCTCAATTCAAAAAAATGGCGCAAAAGGCCATCGATTTTATCGGCGATGCAAAAAAAGATACTGCTATTGATGAGTCAAAAGTATACACTAACGCTCAGATTAAAGTCGTAAGTGACTCGATTACTCAACGCGTGGATAGGGTTGAAGAGAAGCAGACATCGGTCGATGGTAAAGTTTCAGCTTTAGAGACTTGGAAAAGTTCGGCTGAACAAAAAATTACTGCTGATGCAATCATCAACACGGTATCCTCAACAATTACGCAAGCTAAAAACGAAGCAATTGACGAAGCTAACGCAAATACTACTAATGCACTAAAGAAATATCCAACAACAACTCAAATGAATAGTGCTATCCAACAAAAAGCCGACTCCATCACTTCAACAGTGAATCAAGCGAAACAAGAGGCTATTGCTAGTGCTAATAAATCCACTGATGATAAATTACAGAGCTATTCAACTACAACGCAAATGAATAGTGTCATTCAGCAAAAAGCCGATTCAATCAACGCTACAGTGTCATCCAATTACACTGATCTAAATGGCAAAATTCAAAGTGCTAACACCGCCATCACGCAAACAGCTAATAAGATAGCATCAAAAGTGGATTCAAACGGCGTTAAGTCAATCATTGAGCAAAGTTCAGACAGCGTTAAAGTCGGTTTCAACGGAATCACAAATGCTATCGTAATGTCACAGACTGGTATTAGGATGAACTCAAACGCAGGCGCATACACTCAATTTAGTTCGAATGGTATGTCATCGTTCAATAACAGTTCCCAACAAACACTGGGGATTAAAAATGGTGGGATAACGTTCCATCCCTGGAATGGCACACAATTAGGGGCATACATCACTCAATCGGCATTGCACTCCGGAGCTGCGTCAGCCAATGGGTTAGCCATTTCAACCGCTAATAACGGTACTTACCTATCACTTGGGACAAGTAGCATGAGTGATGCCAATTCGACATTGAACATGGACCAAGCTATAACGATTTCCTCTAATGATACTTTCCAACCTAGAGGTATCAATTTTTGGAAAGATGTTCATGCTCATGGTTACGGTATTAGACAGTTAGCTCACTTACGATTAGCAGGAAGTGGAGCCATTCAATTCGACTACTTGAATAACTCACCATCAACGATCTATGAAGCAGTTGATAGCGGTCATAGCCTATATGTAATGGGTGGTTATCAAATGCACTTGGGCTGCATGGATGGAAAAGGGGTGCCGAAAGGTGTCATTTGGATGAAGAACTCTACAGACACACACTCATATACTCACTGGGATTTTCATAACTACACAATGCATAACATGAAAACTGCTAGTACATATGCAAATTATGATACACGTAGAATCAGTGAAAGTTATGGCGTGACAAGCAATGTTGATGGCGTTCGATACCTTTATAAAAATGTAGAATTAGTCAACGGCAAAGCCATCCGCAGCATTCCGCTTGAATATAAAGGTTGCGAGTATGATATTGTGTCAATTGTTTGCAAGGGCCGAGGTGGCGCCTGGGTTGAGACAGAAGGCGAAAATAGATTTGAGGTAAACGGTGATTGCAAGTCTGTTAATATCGAAATTATTATCTACCCGTCAGAAGCTGTTATGACGGCTTCGACGCAACAACTAGAAGAAGCGCCGACTTTAGAGTTGCCTAAAAAAACAGAGCCCGAAGAGGCTTTGATAATAACTAATGAAGCAGTATAACCATGTTTTATTAAGTGTTATATTTGCTATTTTGAAAAATAACAATTAAAACGACGTTTTAAGCTACCAATTCGGTAGCTTTTATTATGGAGGTGCGAAATGGGCATTATAAACGTTAAATTTGATGTTTACTTTAAGCGTGAATTAGGTACGCTTTTCAAATCTAATGAAGTTGATTTGGACGGTTTAGAAGCTAATGTCAATTTAGATTTAGATTTAGTTGAAAACATGAAGATTAATTATTTAATTAACGGTAATAAACTTACTGATGATATTGTTATAAAAGACATAGAAAAACGACTTATATTGATTCCTTTCAAATCAGAGGTCCGAGTAGGTGGAGAAAAGATTCAGTTTGAAATCCAAGCCAATATGAAAAATGGAGACGTAAAAGTCTCTCAAACCTATGCGTATGACGTGGAAATGGGTATCGGAGAAGGTGTGCAAGTTGGAACAGGCGGAAGCGGAGATGGACACACTCACTCTAACTTATCAACCCTCAACAAAGTAACTGAATCTAAATTAGAAGAATGGGACAATAAAAGTAACTTTAGTGGTAGTTATAATGATCTAGCCAATAAACCGACGGATTTGGCTACTGAATCGTATGTGATTGAAAAGATTGCCGAAGCGTCTCTAGGCGGTGGTGATGTCGATTTATCCGGTTACGCTACTATTGATTTTGTAGCACAAGAAATCAATAACATTGAGCTAACTCCCGGACCTCAAGGGCCAAAAGGAGATACTGGACCGAAAGGTGAGCGTGGTATTCAAGGTCCGCAAGGTGAACAAGGTCCGCAAGGTGAACAAGGCCCTAAAGGCGAACAAGGTCCGCAAGGTTTACAAGGGCCAAAAGGTGAACAAGGTCCTAAAGGGGATAAGGGAGAACCTGGAACACCTGCCGATATGAGCGATTACTACACTAAGACTCAGACCGATGAAAGGATAACCGAAGAAATTGCAAAAGCGCAGTTAGGTGGCAACGAAGAGGTAGATTTATCAGCTTATGCGACTAAAAGCTATGTAAGTGAAGAAATCTCTAAAATCGAGTTAATTCCTGGTCCTCAAGGACCTAAAGGGGATACAGGAGAAGCCGGTCCTCAGGGTCCTAAAGGAGATACAGGAGAAGCCGGTCCTCA